CCCTTCGCGTCGGCGCGCGCCTTGACCCGCACCGCCTTCGCGGCTCGCGACGACGTCCAGGCCGAGATGCGATCGGTCTTCGACCGCCCGAAGCCGTTCACGATCAACTCGCTCCGGGTGACGCCCGCCACGAAGCAGACCCTCGCCGCCGAGCTCGGCTTCCGGGAGTTCGGCAGCGGCACTCCGGCGGGCCGCTATCTCCGGCCGCAGGTCTTCGGCGGGCAACGGCCGCACAAGTCTTTCGAGCGCGCCCTCGGCCTGCCGCCCAACCGCCAGGCCATGCCGGCGAAATGGGCCGAGCTCGACGCCTACGGCAACATCAGCCCCGGCCAGCTCCGGGCGATCATGTCCTCGCTGCAGCTCGGTCCGACCGAGCAGCGGCAGGGCATCTACGGCGGCCGGTCTCGCGGACGGCTGCGGCGCGAACGCTACTTCATCGTGCCGGTCGGACGCACCGACACCGATCTGCCTCCGGGCATCTACCGCACCGCGGCGGATGGATCCGGCCCGCCCTTCCTGGTGATCGGCTTCTTCCGGGCCGCGCGCTACAAGCGGCGGCTGGACTTCTTCGGGGTGGGCGAGCGGTCGGTCGCCCAGCACTTTCCGGCGCACTTCCTCGCCGCGCTGGCCGAGGCGATGGCGACGGCCAGGCGATGACGCGGGTCCTTCCAGCCAGCCTCGACCCAGAGCAGTTCGGACCCCGCCGCTTCACCAGTGCGACCGTTGCGTATAGGTGCAACGCCGATGGCGTGTCTGCAACACCGCAACGGGGATAGGTGGTGGCGAGGCTGACCATCACGGACCTGGCCAAGGCGGTCGGTGTCCACAAATCGACCGTCTCGCGCCAGACCCGCCGCCTTGGCCTTGTCGGCGCCGACGGTCTGGTCGACCTCGAAGAGTACCGCGCGGCTCGCGCTGATCTGGATCCGGCACTGCAGACGACTGGCGGCACGGGACCGGCGCGCGTCGCGCCGCCGCGCAGCTCCGGAGGCCTGGCGGTCGAGCGCGAGCGGAAGATGGCAGCGGATGCCGCCATGGCCGAGCTGGCGCTGGCGCGCGAACGCGGGCGCCTCGTGGACCGCGCGGCCGTTGAGGCGGCTGTGGAGGATCTGGCGCGCAGGATGCGCGATCGCGTGCTTGCCGTGCCCAGGGAGGTCGCCGGCGACTGCGCGCGGCTCGGGGAGGAGGGAGCAATCCAGGGCCGCCTGACGCTGGCGCTGCGCCAGGCGCTGGAGGCCCTGCATCTGGAGCTGACCACCGATGGAGATGCCGGGACTGCCTGACGCGGCGGCGATCGCGCGCCGCGCCTGGGTTGCCGGCATCAAGGCTCCGCCGCAGCGCAGCGTCGCCGAATGGGCAGACGCTGAGCGAAAGCTCGGGCCGGAGGAGGGGCGGTATCCCGGCGACTGGCGGACCGACCGCACGCCCTACCTGCGCGATCCCATGAACTGCATGGGGCTTTCGCACCCGTCGCGTCGCGTCACGCTGTTGTCCTCGGCGCAGTCGGCCAAGACGATGGCGGCGCTGAACGCGGTCGGCCAGATGATCGTTGAGACGCCGACCACCATCCTGTGGGCGTGCCCGTCCGACGATGAGGCGAAGAAGTTCAACCGCGAGAAGCTGGAGCCACTGATCTCCAACTCGCCGACGGTGCGCCGGCGGGTGCGGGCGCTGGTGAGCCGCGACGAGAACAGCTCCACCACGCGCTTGAAGCTGTTCCCGGGCGGCCTGCTGAGTCTGACGGGCGCGACCAGCTCAAAAGGTCTTCAGATGGTCACCCGGCGCGTCGTCGTGCTGGATGAGGTGACGGAGTTTCCGCAGACCATCGAAGGCCGCGGCGATCCGGTCGGCATGGCCGAGGCGCGGACGATCCAGCACATCGGCGAAGAGAAGATCATCGCGATCTCGACGCCTGGTGTGAAGGGCGCGTGCCGAATTACTGCGCGCTGGGAGGAGGGCTCGCGCGGACGTTTCTGCGTGCCGTGCCCGCACTGCCAGCACCGCCAGCCGCTGGAGATGGCGAATCTCCGGTGGCCGGAAGGCCGGCCGGAGGAGGCGCTCTACCACTGCTCGGCCTGCGGCGCCGGGATCGAGCATCGGCACAAGGCATCGATGCTGGCGGCGGGTGAATGGGTGCATGAACGGCCGGACCTGCTTGGCTATCACCCGAGCTTCCGGCTGAATGCCCTTTATCCGCTCTGGGTGCCCTGGTCGGCGGTCGCGGCGAAGCGAGAAGAGACGCGCGACGACCCCGAGCAGGACAAAGTCTTCTGCCAGCAATGGGCGGCCGAGGCCTACGAGCAACGGTTCGACCTGCCGTCACATGACCTGCTCTTCAGGCGGCGGGAGCCCTGGCCGGCGCGGCGGATACCGCCCGGCGTGCTGTTTCTGGTTCTCTCGGTCGACGTGCAGGGCGACCGGCTGGAATGGGCCTGCTACGGGTTCGACCGGCACTTCGGGCAATGGTGGATCGACGGTGGGATCCTGATGGGTGACCCCGGGCTGGATCCGGTCTGGCTAGAGCTGGACCAGGTGCTGGCGATGGACTGGCCGGACGCCTGGGGGCGGCGGTGGAAGGCGCAGTCGCTGGGACTGGACGCGGGCTACCTGCCGCAGCGGTGTTACGCCTATGCGCGGCGCCATGCGGGCCATCCGCGGCCGAAGGTCTTCGCGCTCGATGGCCGGCCGAAGTGGGGGCTGGCGCCGATCGGCACGCCGTCGGTGCAGGATGTCGACTTCCTCGGCAAGAAGATCGGCGCGGTGCAGCTCTGGCCGGTCGGGACCTGGGACCTGAAGACGGAGCTCTCGGCGGCACTGCGGCTCACGGAGATGGGGCCGGACACGACCGGCGCGTGGCCGAGGGGTGCGATGCGGTTCCCGCAGGTGGTGAGCCAGGAGTTCTTCCAGCAGCTTACGGCCGAGGCCTGCGTGACGATCGAGACCCGGCAGGGCTACGAACGTCGCGAATGGCGCAAGATCGCGCAGCGCAATGAGCAGTGGGACTTGGCGGTCTACGCGCGGGCGCTGGCGCGGCACTACACGGCCAATTGGACCGAGGCACGCTGGCAGAACCTGATCGCCGAGCGCAGCGGTCCCGGCGCCGCCGTCCAGGGCGACCTGCTGGACCTGGCGGCGGCGCCGGAGGCGGCGGATGCGGCTCTCGCCGCAGCGCGGCAGGCGGCTCTGGCGGAAGCGGAGGCCGCAGCGGCGCGGGCCGAGGTGCAGCGGGTGCAGCAGGCCGCAGCGCGGCAAGCCGCGCGCCGCCCGCCGCCCACGACATGGGGTCACGCTCCGACCTGGGGCGCATCGGGATGGTGAGGTGGGCATGAGCGGCAGCACAGGCTGGTCTGCGGCGCAGCTCCAGACGCTTCGCGAAGCGATTGCGCGCGGTGTGCTGGAGGTCGAAGGGCCGGACGGTCGCCGCGTGCGGTACGCGGACCTTGACCAAATGATGCAGGCGGCGACGACCATCGAGAATGACCTGATCGCGCGCGGGCTGCTTGCGCGGCAGGGCGCGCCGGCGGTGCAGTACGTGGCGTTCTCGCGGGGCTGATGGCGTGAACCTGCTTGACCGCGCCATCGCCTGGGCCTCGCCCGAGGCCGGACTGCGCCGCGCGATGCACCGGCAGATGCTCGCGGAAATTGCGGAGCGGCGGTATGCTGCGGGCCGCACGGATCGGCGCACGCAGGACTGGCAGCCGAGCGCCGGCATGCCTGACCAGGTGCTGCAAAGCTCGGCCGACCTTCTGGTGCGGCGATCGCGCGAGCTGGTGCGGGACAACCCGTGGGCGGCGTCGGCGCTGCGCCGACTGCCGGCCAGCATCGTCGGCACGGGCCCGACGGCGTCGGTGCAGGCCGACGCGCAGCGGGTGCGCGGCCAAGTCACGGCGGACTGGAACGAATTCCGGGAGACCGGGAACGCGGTCGGGCGCGAATCCTGGGACACCTCGCTGATGCTGTTGATCCGGACCGTGGTCGAGGCCGGAGACGCGCTGGTCGTCTGGGAATACGCGGCGAGCGGCGAGAGGCGCATTCCGCTGCGCTATCGCGCCCTGCCGCCGGAGTACCTCGACCGGACGCGGCTGATGAACAGCGTGGACGGGAACACGATCACGGGCGGCGTTGAGACAGATCCGAACGGCCGAACGGTCGCCTTCTGGATCTACGACCGGCATCCGCAGGACACGCTCTACGGCCGGCCGCCGCAGAGCCGGCGCTACAGCGCGGACATGGTCGACCTGGTGTTCGAGCCGCTCTGGCTGCACCAGCGCCGGGGCGTGCCGTGGCTCGCGCCGGTGGCGCTGACCGCGGACGATCTGGCCGAGTACGACAAGGCGGCGCTGTGGAAGGCGCGCATGGCGGCCAGCTTCGGGCTGGTGCGAAAGAAGGTCGGTCCGACGGCCTCAGACCTGGGGCCGGCGACGACGGACGAGGTCGGCCGGTCGGTGGTCAGCCTGGGGCCGGGCATGGTGGTGAGCCTCGAGCCAGGCGAGGACGTCTCCCAGCTCACGCCGCCGCCGGACGAGAACTTCGATCGGTTCTGGATGACGCGGCTCTACGCGATGGCCGCGGGTCTGGGGCTGCCCTACGCGAGCCTGACCGGCGATCTGCGGCAGGCGAACTACTCGAGCCTCCGCGAAGGCAAGCTTCTGTTCTGGGAGCTGGTGGACGGCTGGCAATGGCACATGGTGCACGACCAGGTGCTGCGGTCGGCTTGGAGGCGGTTCGGGCGGGCGCGTGTAGCGGTCGGCCGGACGCTTGGGGGCGTGCTGCCGGCGGTCGAGTGGAGCTGTCCGAAGCGTCCGTGGGTCGATCCCGCGAAGGATGTGGCGGCGCTGAAGGAAGAGATGGATCTTGGGCTGGCGACCTGGCCGGATGCGGTGGCGGGCCGGGGCCGGGATCCGGAGACGCAACTCGCCGAGGCAGAGCGGTGGGGGCCGCGGCTGGCGAGAGCGGGATTTCCGATCGGTCGCGGGATGGCAGCAAGTGGCCCGGCCTCGCCGACCGCGGCTCCGTCAGCGGGCGCAGGTGGCTCCGCCGCGGACACGCCGCCGGCTGACCCCGCGCCTTAGGACAAGGGAACATGGCGATGGATGCCACGGACGCGCCGGATGGCGCGGCCGGCGATGTCGCGTTCCGGCGCCTGGCGCCCGGCACGCTCTCCGCCGGGTTCACGCCCCAGACGTTCCGCGCCGACGACGCCGGTGCGACGGTCGAGGTGATGGTGAGCACCGGCGCGCCGAACCCGCTGCGCGACCCCGTCACCGGCATGCGGTTCGCCGAGACGCTTGTCGTCACGCCGGAGGCGGTGCGCCTGGCGCGGCTCAACGCGGGCGCGCCGGTGCTGATCGACCACCGGAACGCGGTCGACGCGATCGTCGGCGTGGTCGAGCGGGCGTGGATCTCCGGGGGCGAGCTGCGGGCCGCGCTTCGCTTCGCGACCAGCGAGCGGGCGCAGGCGGTGGCCGGCCTCGTGCGCGACGGAGTGCTGCGGAACGTGAGCTGCGGCTACGTCCGGTGGCGGGCGCAGGCGATGGAGCCGCGCCGGCCGGACGACGCCGGCGAGCTCCGCGTGACGGACTGGGAGCCGATGGAGGTCTCCTTCGTCGCGGTACCGGTTGAGGCCGGCGCCGGCGTGCGCGCGGCGGGCGAGATGCCCGAAACCGA